GGGTTTATGATACCCCAGGGGGGTCGGGAACCTACCCTCAAACGCTCTCCACACAAAACCTGAACTCAGAAAACCCCAAAACCACCCCGGAACACCTTGTTGGAATTCAGATTACAGCTTACACATGCTCACTCTCATAACAACCCCGCCCAATGAAAACCGATTTAGACACCACGGTCCCCGACAACAAGAGCTTTGCCGGAACCTTAGCTTTGTGGGTTTTAGCGTTTGTTCTGTTCTTTCTCTTGTTCTGAAGGAAAGTCGAACACATGTTCGATATTGGAACTCTAACATCCGGTTCTAGTACCAGACAGTGTACCGCACTCCGAACTGTTTGGCGTAATGAGATGGATCGTCGAAAGGTACACGTACGGCCCGGATCAGTGGAAAGTCGATAACCTCGTGTACAACTGGGACCGTTCTCAGATACTAGTGGACGAAGACATCAAGCGCCAGGTTGAACTCGGGCTGATCGACCAGAAGAACGTTCCAGAGGAAGCGTTTGTCCCGGCGACGATTGTCACGATTCCAGGCTCCAACACAGGAGTCTCGGCAATTACGTATATCGTTGAAGACGTAATCGAAGTTGCAGAAAGCGATAGCCCCCTCGACGCTTATCAGGCGGTCTTTCTTAATTGACCGCGCAAGATGAATTTTACTATGGATGATCTTATGAGCACGCTCGAAGAGTACGAAGACGTAAGCGAGCAGGAGAGTCGGACGTACGTATACAGAATGTCCTACGGCAGCGTGAGTATCGAGGTTGAAGACCCAATTTTGATGAAAGAGACCGAGGATGGTGGGCATCGGATTATCCACGCTGCCGAAGAGACCCCGCAGGAAGTGTTTATCGAAGAGGGATGGGACCGCTTAGAGGTAGATGAAGGGGTTGATGGCGACGTGCACATTTCTTCTGAATTTGACTTATCAGGCAAAAATATTATGGACGTGCCTGAAAGTGCATCTGATGTGGACGTATATGGGTTCAATGTAACTGGAGGCACCTACGAGCAAAGCGTCTCGGCCCAAACCGCGCCTGCGGTCATGAAGGATGGACAGAAGACCTATTGCAGGCAGGAGAAAACCTTTGGAGAGTGCGGCTTGAACTGCGACTGTAATACCTACGACACACAGACGACGACAGTGGCTAAGAGCGTGGTTCTAAGCAATGAAGAAAAAATAAAGGGTGATGGTGGAATGGGCGTTCCTCCCTCTATAAACCCCAAATAAGCGCTCTTATGGTTTGCGTTTTGCAGTCTGGCCCTCACAGCCACGAGCACTTTAAACGAGGAAATGACTTTTGCCCACCGAAGTTGATTGCGGTGCAAACGAAGCCTCGTGAAACGTCGATGTACCAGTTTGATCGGTTTAAAAAGGGTACCGCCGTGTTTGAATATCAAAACACGGTACCCTTCAAGATTCACGGCGACAACGTCGAGTACGTAGAATACGACTCGGCCAATCGGCCTCAGAAAGATGGCAAATCATGAAACAGACAATCACTTCCGGCACCGAAGTCCTGGTGTACCCGGAGCAGTCCGGAGGGTATGTCGGTTCGATGACGATGGCCGAGACGCCGGTTACCGGGCACCTCTTGAGTGATTATGATCCGACCTCCCCGGTAAATCAACACGTCCGAATAGAGACCGGAGAGGACGTTTTCTTCGGGGACCAATGCTCTTGGAAGATTAAACGTTGAGCTACTCATCCCGCTTAATCGCCCAATGGCAGACGTAGTTTCCGCGCACATTATGAAAGACGACTACGTGCTCGTGTTTGACGAGGCGGGCAATAGGATTCCCAGCCGGGAGGGGTTTGTATCGAAGGTAGATAGCGAAATCCAAGAACTCTTGAACGAACATCGGTATACGCGGTCACTGTCCATCACCATTCCGGAGTCTTCTAGTTTATAGAATTCTTGAAACATCTTCTTTTCTATACACGTACCAGTAATTACATCGCCGCTCGGCGGATGCCTAAGAGCGTATGTCACGGGGACGCAAGAAAAGAACAGTCGTTCGGAGCGAGTTTAAGCAGTGGCTCGCCATTCCGAAACGAAAACGGGAGAAGGTTACTGGGCTCGGAACTCAAACCCAGTTTGCCGACCACTTCAACGTTAACAACTCGACCCTGAGCAACTGGAAAAGCGAGCCAGGGTTTATGAACGATGTCGAGCGAAAGCGCCGCAAGCACCTCGATGAAGAGCTTTCCGGGATCTACGATTCTTTGATTGAGCGGGCGAAAGAAGGGGACACCCAGGCCATCAAAATGGCCTTCCAGCAGTCAGGCCGCTGGCAGGAGGACCTGAGCGAAGACGATGAGGTTCCGTCGGAGGAAGATGCCGCCCAGATGACCGACGAAGACCTTGCCGAAACGTTCGCGGAGCTTATTTCCGGGGGGTCTGGCGTAGACCAAGAGACCCTTCAGGTTATGATTTTAAATGCCCTGGGCAAAGAGATCCCTCAAGAGCTTCGGCCTGAAGAGGGGCAAGAAGAGGGTCTTGAAAGTCAAGAAGTCCAAGAAGACTTTCAGGAGGAGTTGGGCGAAGTCGTGAAGGAGAGTGAGCCCTCCGAAGAGCCCCAAGAAGATGCATCTCAAGAGCAAGAACCAACCCCTGAAGAGGAAGACCTCGAAGACGCGCTGACGGATGATTTGACCGAGGATGAGTTCGACCCAAGCGTTCAAGAAGACAGCGAAGACGAAGACCTCGAAACGACCGACGAGTTCACGATTCCGGACACGTGGTAGACTTAACCCTCCTTCTGTGGGGGCTAGGCGTCCTCTCCTAAATGCCGAAAATGAAGAAGAGCGAAAAGATGCGGCGGCTTCAGGCCGAACTGAAGAAACGGAAGAAGCTCCGTTTTTACCGCCAGAACCCCCTGAAGTGGATGGTGGACCGTTTGCAATTCGATCCAAGGTCGATCCGATGGTCTGATTATCGGGCCTACCAAAATCACGAATGGGACGATAAAGACCCAGACTTGATTACGCCTGATCCCCTGCATCAAATGCTTCAGGGGCTGGCGAATAAAAAGGACGTTGGGGTAGAAGCGGCTACGGGGGTTGGAAAAACCTATTTGTCAGCGGCGATCTGCCTCTGGTTTGTGGACTGTTGGCCCAAAATCAATGATCCAGACACCGGAAAGGTGCTGGACCCAGGGGGGTTATGCATCACGGTAGCCACAAAAGAGAAGCAACTTAGGCAAGTCCTGTGGAAGGAGATCGAAAACTTCAAGCCGATGTTCAACAACCACCACCCCCAGGCCGAATGGATGGACTTGAAACTTCGCATGGATCCGGATGGAGAGGGGGGCTCGAAAGAAGGATGGGGAATTAGCGGTTTGACTGCCAGCGTGTCGTCGGACGAGGACGTGAGCACGGCGTTCTCCGGACTTCATGCCCCCCACATGCTTTTTGTTATTGACGAGGCCCCAGGGGTACCAAAGCCCATTCTAGAGGCGATTGAAAACACCTGTACCGGCGGGCATAATCTGCGTCTTGCCCTGGGAAACCCCCGAAGCCAAAACGACCCGCTCCACGACTTTTGCACGCAGTACGGGGTGAAGCACGTGCGGGTATCGGAGCTTGACCATCCGAATCTGGTGTTGGGGAAGGAGGTGATTCCTGGGGCAATCACGCGCTCCTCGGTAAAGCGGCGGATGCGAAAGTATCACGACCCGAACCACCGCATCATCCTGTCGAGGGTGCACGGAGTCAGTCCCTCGACTTCGGGGATGACGCTTTTTCCGGACGCGGCGATCCACAAAACCAAGGAGCACGCCATGAAAGGCCCGATCAAGCAGCTTCGGGTCCGCCCCCCGGCAAAAGGACACCTCCGTATTTACAGAAAGCCGAAGCATGACCGGCTTAACCGGTACGTGATTTTTGCCGACGTGGCCGGGGACCGGTCCAAGTCCGGCGACTGGCACGCCGCTGTGGTGCTAGACCGAGAGACACGTGCAATCGCGGCGGTGCTTCGAATGCGGGGACCCCGGACGAATTACATCGGGGAGCTTATGAAGCTCACCGACATCTACACGATCCGGTACGGAAGCACCGGGCGCAAAACGTACGACGAGGAGAAAAACGAGTTTGTCGAAGAGAAGCAGACATTTCGGCCACTTTTGGCGTACGAGAGGGATTCGGTCGGCGGGCTTCATATGGACGACCGCATTAAAGAATACGAGAATCTTTACCACCAGCGAAAAACAGATACGCAGGGCGAGGAAAATGTCCGAAGCAGCGTAGGTTGGTCCACCAACCGGAGCACGCGTCCGGACATGATTGATGCGCTAGAGGAATGGGCCTTGGGGCTACTAGACCATCCGAGCCGACTGACCGACAAGCACCTGTGGGATGAGGCCCGAAATTTTGTGTTCAACGAGAGCAATGGCAAAAACGGAAAGTGGGAGGCAGACACCGGGTGCCACGATGACGTTGTAATGGCAACGGCAGGGGCACTTACCATCGATCAGATTACTGAAAACCGAATGGTGGAGACCTCCCGGTACGAAGACGAAAAACCAGAAAAACATCGGGGGGTTCAGCCACCGAAGAATGCGCGCAATACATCTTCTTTTGACGTAGATCTTCCCGACTGGGGCGGGGAAGTTCGGCTGTAGATTCTGAATTTCGAACACGTGTTCGATTTTTCCGCGCAAGTTGTTTGCGGGGACCTCTTTCACCAACATGTCCACAAGCAGAAACGATTTTGCGGCGCTCGACGAGTTTCCGAGCCAGATTGAAAGCGATAAGAACCTTGTCCAAAACCGGATGGAGGCCCTTCGTCTCGACCTTCAGTGGCGAGATGACCACACGGACATGGAAAAGTGTTCCCGCCTGTACCACGGCACCGAAAACGAGGGACGCCAGCGACACGGCAAAAGAGGAGGCGGGCGAAAGGGAGAGCCCGGAAACGCGAACACGGACATTCCTCGCGTAAACAAGATTCAGACGGCGGTAGACGAGCAGGTGTCGGTGGCGAAGCAAAACGTTCCGAAGGTCGATATGAACGTGGTCCGGGAGGTGGCCCGGTTTACAAACCCCCTGAAACAGGCCATCATGCAAGAGGTGGTGAGCGACTCAGAGCAGACGGTCAACGCGATGATTCGGGAGGTGCTTCTGAGAAACGACTTTGACGACCAGTACGAGAAAGCGCTCCGGCAGGCCGGAATTTACGGGGTCGGGTTTGTAAAGACGGAAATCGACCGTTCGATGAACACCCGCGAGAACACGGAGCTTCGTCGCCTTATGGAGAAGCCGATGGAGCAGTGGAGCGAGAAGGACGCCAAGATGTACCGCGTGTTGTCTCAGCGCATAGCAGTCAACCACGTAGATTCTAGAGACGTAGTGTTCGAGCACGGGCATCGGTCGTGGGATGAAGATAAGATCCTTCGGGTCTCAATGATCGAACGGGCATCGACCCGAGCGCTCCGGACCAAGCACCAGAATGAAGACATCCAGCCGGGACGGTTTCCCTATCACATCAACGAAGACCCGGAATCGTATGGGGATATTACGGCAGTTGCGACGACGTGGGAACTGGAGCCGGTCCACATCGAGAAAACGGTCGAGCGGGGTAGGGAAGAGGTGACAACGGAGTTTACGTCCTGGCAAATGGTGAAAACGAAAATTGCCGGGGGGCAGCTTGTTGGAAAACAGATTAGCGACCCGTTCGAGTCTCGGGCGCGTTTGCCCATTGTGCCGGTGTACCTGCGGGAAAGCGAAGATCACCCGTACGGCGAACCGCTTCCCCTTAAGATGGAGGAGTCCGAGCGGTTTATTAACCTCATGCGCGTGATTTTGTACCGAAGTGCCAAGAACGCGGCTTCAAATCAGGGAGCCATCGTAGATACCTCGAAACTAAGTAGCCAAGACGCCGAGCGGATCGAGCGGGTGTTTGATCAGGGCGGGGTTGCCGCCATTGAGGGCATCCCCCAAAACAAGTCGCTTGAGCAGATTGTCCAACCGCTCAACATGAACTCATCGCTGTCGAGCGCCCCGATTGAGGCGATGCAGAATGAAGAACGCAGCTTTCAAGAAGACGCCAACACCATCGATCAAGAGGCGCTGAGCCGGGCGCAAAGCGGGGCGGCAAAACGTGCGCAGATCAAGGCCAGCGACCGCCCGAAGAGTGCCATCTTCGCCAACGTGACTCGCTCAAAGAAGTCTGTGTACAACAACGTCCATGAGATTATCCAACTGGTGTACGGGGAGGACGAGCTTCCGGGTGTGGCCCAAGCGCCAGACGGAAAGCGCCAACAGACAACCCTGAACCAGACGGTCCAAGACGAGATTCCGAAGGTCAATGAGCAAAATCAGATGCTCACGTCCCGGAGCCGAAGAAGGCCGAACAATAAAATGGGTATTGTGACCGAGTCTTTTGAGTACACCCTCAACAACGTGCGCCTTCCGATGAGGGCACAAACCAAGTGGGGCGAAGAGCTTCCGGGGGACCCGACCAACCGCTTCAACCAGCTTCTCATGTACCTCCAGGTCGGCCTTATCA